GCAACAACACGCTGGATCTTGGCGCACGTTTTGCGCTGGACATCAAGCGGCGGTTTGTCACTAGAGCTTTCTTCCCTAATGACACCATCGACGCTCGCATTGCGCTGATTGATACCTGGAATGACTTTGACGGCACTGAGGCTGATGCTGTCAATGCCAAGCTCTACATGCGAAGGACTGACGATGATCCTTCAGGATCTCCGACTTATACAGGGTGGCAGGAGTTTGTTGCTGGCACGTTCAAGGGCCGTGCATTCCAGTTCAAGGCAGAGCTGACCAGTGCTGACATTGCGCAGAACATCTTGATTGATCAGTTGGGCTATGAGACCAGCTTCCAGCGCAGGGAAGAGATCAGCCAGCCAATCGCATCAGGCACTAGCACTAAGTCGGTGACCTTTGACAACGCCTTCTTTGTTGGCACGTCGGCGCTGGGGAACCTAAACAACTTCCTGCCCAGCATCGGAATCACCGTGCAGAATCTTGGCAACGGTGAACGGGTCAACGTCAGCAACGTGACGGGCACTGGTTTTGATCTTGACGTGCTGGATTCAGGCGGCAACAACCAAGATCGGACCTTCACTTATACGGCTGTGGGCTTTGGCAGGGGCGTTTAATATGCAGGGAATGTTGTTCGCAGCGGGCTAGGTCATGGCAACCCACGATTATGTGATTGCAAACGGCACAGGTGCGGCAGTCCGTTCTGATTTGAATGACGCCCTAGCGGCGATTGTCAGCAATAACAGCGGAAGCTCTGAGCCTGGGACGACTTACGCCTATCAGTGGTGGGCGGATACAACGGCCAACGTCCTGAAAATCAGGAACAGCGCCAACAACGCATGGATCACGCTGCGTGAGCTTGACGGCACGATGCTGATTGAGGATGGGTCCGAGGGTTCGCCTGGCCTTGCATTTGCTGACGACACCAACACGGGCCTCTTCAGCCCTGCTGCTGACAATATCGCTTTCACCACTGGCGGTGGTGAGCGTCTAAGGATTAACAACACTGAGACTGTACTTAATGAACCCAGCGCTGATATTGACTTCCGCGTGGAGTCAAACGGCAACACTCACATGCTGTTTGTCGATGGTGGAAATAATGTTGTCGGCATTGGCACTTCATCGCCTGGTTGTGATTTAGAAATAGGCGGGACTGGCCATATTCATATAGCAGATCAGGGCAGAATCGGCTGCAACTCTGGAGCTGGTGCTCCAAACGATTCTTATATCAAATTTTTTGATTCAGATATTATTAGCTTCCATACCACTGACACGGAGAGAGCACGCATTGATTCGAGTGGCAGGCTCCTCTTGGGGACTTCTAGTGCAACTGATTATGCAGGCGGCTCTGGATACACCCCAAAGTTCCAATTCAGGGGATCTGGTGAAGCAGATTCTTCGATTGCAGTTGCTAATGCCGATGGAAATGGAATTCTTGTAATAGTTAATGAAGGTGGCAGCAGCGTTATTTCGGATGACGAAGATTTAGGGAAAATCAACTTCAAAGGATACGATGGCAACAGCTATCCAGATTTTGCTCAAATTAAAGCGTCAGTTGATGGCACGCCTGGTGATAACGATTGTCCAGGACGTTTAACATTTTCGACCACAGCTGACGGTGCAAGCAGCCCGACGGAAAGAGTCAGAATCGATTCGAGTGGAAATTGCGGTATCGGGGTAACATCTCCGCAAGGACCCTTACATGTAGGAAGAGGCAGCGGTAACGCAAAGATATTTATACAACGTACAAATGCTGCCGCAAACACTGACGATTACGGAAGTATTATCTGGAGAAGCAACGGCGGTAATAATAATGGACTAATTGGTGTTGCAAGGCAGAGTGCTGAAAACGATGGCTACATGTTTTTCAGTACAGCTAGCGGCGGCACCTTAGGAGAAAGATTGCGCATCAGCAGCGGAGGCAGCGTTTCTATCGGCACGTCAGCCGCTAATGCTAGTTTGAACATTTACGGCGGTGCTTCAGCCGCGCTGTTTCAAAACAGCAATACGGGCACTGGTTCTGGTGACGGATTCTTTGTGGGCAACTGGGGTGGGCAAACTGGCAGTGTTTGGAATTACGAGAATGACATAATTAATTTCGGCACAAACAATTCGGAGCGGGTGCGGATTACGAGTACTGGTGATGTCTTGATCTCCAAAACAACTTCATCCTTTGGTACAGAAGGAATTGTTCTTGCCGATGCTGGTTATATTGCCGTAACAAGAACATCAAACGTTCCACTTAATGTTATTCGCAACGGCACAGACGGAGTTCTCGTAAATTTTGAAGCGCAAAACGTAATTGAGGGTACTATCTCTGTCTCTGGCACCACCGTTTCTTACAACGGTGCTCACCTTTCGCGCTGGTCACAACTCCCCTCTGGAGCAGAACGTACTGAAATATTGCGTGGCTCTGTGCTGAGCAACCTCGATGAGATGTGCGAATGGGCTCATGCTGCTCAAGACGCTGTGCTTTACACCGAAGAGGATGAGCTACCTGAGGGTGTCAGTGTTGGCGACGTAAAAACACCTGCAGTTGAGGCTTACACAGAAGACAACGAACAGCTGAACCGCATGAAGATCAGCGATGTTGAAGGTGATGTCAACGTGGCTGGCGTGTTTCAAGCCTGGGACGATGACGATGACACCTACGACAACGACTTCTACTGCGCGATGACGGGTGACTTTGTGATCCGCATCGCACAGGGCACAACCGTTGCACGCGGTGATCTGCTGATGTCTGCTGGTGATGGAACGGCAAAACCGCAGGATGATGACATCGTGCGTTCCAAGACCATTGCCAAGGTGACTAGCACCACGGTTTCTACTACTTACTCTGATGGCAGCTATTGCGTGCCTTGTGTGCTGATGGCTTGCTGATCGGCCTAAACTTTCTCTGACTTCACTTCATCATGGCTAACACCTACGTTTGGAAGATCGCTGACCTCAACAGAGACCTCAGTGACAATTTTGCTCACACGGCTCACTACACCGTGACGGCAATCAGCGATCAGGTTGATTCTGACGGCAACGCCTACAACTCAGGCGCTTACGGCAGCATCGGGTTGGATCGTCCAAACACCTTGGCCGATTTTGAGGATCTGACTGAGGCTGACATCGTGGCAGCTGTGCAGGCCAAGCTTGGTGGCGATGAAAAGGTCACTGAGATTCAAGATGCGTTGGCTGCACGGATTACTGAGCAGATCACGCCGACCCAGGCATCTGGCAAACCTTCTAGTTGGTGATCTGATGCAACGCCCTGACCCGATGATCGCCTCCAAGCCGGGGGCGTCTGATGTGCAAGCGATGGCCGCAAGGACCCTGTGGCTTGAGGAATTGTTTTTCCTTGATGGCCGCGACATGATCAGCCATCCTCAGCATGGTCTGTTCACTGGCTTAGCCCTTAAATATCAGAGCTTGCAGTCAACTGACGGCTACTAATGGCCAAGTCCCTAAATGGCAACACTTTTGTTGTCGGTAAACCGAAACGGACCAAACAGGGAAATGGTCAGCACTCACGCCCAAAAAAGGGCAAGAAGAGATACCGTGGC